CGAGCTTTAATATAAAGCCCCGTCACCGGATCAATGGCGTAATGGCTTTTCTCGATCTCGGCATTCTCGTAAACGCTCAACGCTTCATTGAATTGCACAAAGGTGTTAAGTCTGCGCTCGAGAGAGTCATAGACGTCCGCCGTGATCACGGTCTTGCCGGTCGCCGCGAGTTCTTCAAGTTTTGCCTTGCCGTCTTTGGTTCTACCGTCAACGCCGTCGGGCCGTCGGACGTAACCCGAAAGGTCTTGCTCAAGAAGGACTGAATGGACGACATTCCCTTCGTCAAATGCCTTGGATTCCTTTCTAGGGCCCTTCCATGCCTCGTAGAAATGCCCTGGCGACGTCAGCATCTGTTTTATGCTCGTCGATCCTATGGCCTCTGATGCGTGGTAAACCTCGGAGGTGTCTTTGTATATGCCGGTTTTCATAAAGCCGCTCTCCAGGGTAAATGCTCAGTTTTTGCCACGCGCTCATCAACGGCTTCCTGGCATTTTTCGATCAGCCGGGAAACATCAGGATTTGTGTGCTGCTCGGTGAAATGGATCGGAATCCAGGATTGAGCTAGCTCTGAATAGAGCTCGATAGACCTAACCACGCCATCCATGCAGAAATAGATCAAGGTCGTCTCGATCCCTTTGTTGTTGTAGAGATATAACTCTCTCATGCGTGGCTCCTTAATCTGGCAAAACGTGACCGATTCCCGGTCTAGAGTTTGTTAGTTGTAAAATTTTCAGTACAAAAAACAGGTTATTAGGTCAGAGGACTGTGGCTTTGACCTTCGCAACATCATGTGTTACAGCCGGGTTTGACAAAAGTGTTTCCAAAGGAATTCCTGATTTAAGGCGCAGCAGCTCAACAAGACTGTCGTTCACCCTGTCGCCTCGAAGGATTTTGCGGGCGGTATAGTATGAAATCTTTAGCATCACTGCTAGAGCTTCCACGCTGATATCGTTTTGTAGCATCCAAACCTTGACGGCCTTTGAATTCATTTTCGCCTCCATGATGTATATCATACATCATTTAATCACGTAATGCAACATTAATTGTTACAAAAGGGAGTATGGGTCGTCTTTTTAATGTCTTTTCGGAAAATCTGCAACGATTTCGCAAGGAAGCCGGGCTGTCCCAAGAAGAGCTCGCATCGAAGATATCCGCGACGAGGCAAACAATTTCTAGGTATGAGTCAGATGGACTTTGCAAATGACAAACAATTTTGTGCTCTTTATTCCCAAAAATTAGCCGGCGGACCTGGGTTTGCAGCAAACATGAAAATGAGAGAATGCATGCAAGAGCGTGGTTGGTCCACGCAAGCAAGCAACTAGGTTTTTAATTTTAAAGTATTCAATTCCCGGCGAAGGATTTGCCGGACCCATTGGGTGGTATGCACACCCTTTTCTTTTAACCGATGCAGCTCTTCGCTCATCTCAATATCGATCGGCAAAACGAATCTTTCAGTCAGAGTTTTCTTTTTAACTAAAGGAAGTTCTTTCATTCCCAAATTACATTGAATTTCGCATATAAAATCAAGGTGAAACTGAAAGTGAATTTCAGGTTTACCTTGAAAGTCCCATCTGTGGCTTACATCCTTGCCGTATCAATCAAGGAGAAATGAATGTCGGATAAGCCGCCCAGGACATTACAAACCGTGAGTTCAGAGCTTGCAGAATTATTCGGAGAGATCGGATTTCTGCAATGGCAAGTGCAAGAAGAGATGCCTCATCAGATTGAAAAGCGCATGAACCAAGTTCATGACCTGCAAAAAGAGCAAGCAAAACTCACGCGCCAAGCTGAAGACGCCCAGCAAATGCAAGTCGATGCCTTAAAAGCTCAAATGAACGGCAAAGCCAAAACACTCGACATTGCCCCAGCTCCAGAAGCTCAAATTGAGGCTATGCAGTAATGGGTTTAAAAAAAATCTATTACCACCTAACGGCCTACGTTCCGAGAAAACTGCCTGCGACCGAGGCCGAATTCTTAGCGTTTAAAGACATCATGCTAAAATATTACGGGCTTAAGGACGAGCCTGACACCTACGCCATGATGACGGGACAAATTCACAGCACGCCAGGGCATAAGATCCGAAAATCTTACGGGCATATTGCAAACTCGGTGAAGCGTTTAGGCATCAATGGCCTTGCGAAATGTTACCGAGTTGCGGCTCAACAGGAAGCTGAGGCCAGAGCCACGAAGGCTCTCGAGGCCCAGGTCGAAGCATACAAAAAAGATCAAGAGTCCAAAACCTCGATCCAAGGAAGTATCGATGGGGAAGCCGTTTCAAAGCCCGGAGTTTCAATGCCAGCAGGACCAGTGGTATAGTAAGCTTCGAGAGTCGGGCTTTGAGGATTTAGAGGATCGATCCGGTTGGACTGAAGATCACAATTCTAACAAACCCTTTTCGAAAAAAAAGTTTAACCTGATTGTCTACGAGATCACGCAAGAGTATTACTCGTGGGCCTGTGAAAAACTACACACCGGGAAATTTAAAAATCAACGTGACATCACCATTTGGGAATACCACGTCCAAGGAATGACAGGTTCTGAAATCTCAGCTCACGTAGGCCTTGAGCGCACCTGGATTAATCGCGTAATCAAGCGAATCAAAAATTATCTAAAATAGCCTCACTTTAACCATCTATATATGACTTCGTTAGCTGGTGAAAGTCTCACATACAGGCCCTATGGCGAGGATGATATCCCGTTTATCCGCTCGTCCTGGGCAAACTCCTATTACAAGGGATGCAATGATCATAAGGGCATTAGTCCTGAAGACTTTCATTCATTTCACAGACCCCTTCAAAATCGATTCTTTGATAAACCAACTGCTACCGTAATCATCGCTCACGAAGAGACAGAGCCAGACATTATCGTCGGATGGATTGCAGTTGAACTCATCTCAACTCACATACTTATCCACTACGTCTATATTAAGAACACGTTTAAAGGTGAAGACCTTTTAAAGAGCATCATCGACAAAGTAAACGTAAAAAAACGTCCCGTGATCATCACCCATCTTACAGACAAAGCAAAACGGATTATTAAACGAGAGCCCAAGTATCAAAGTTTTATTTACATTCCGCATTTAACATAGGAGCACGCAGATGGAATTGACGAAAAGAAAAGTATTAATGTTTCGCTGTCATTTAGATCCCGGTGTTGGACCAATGCCGAAAAATGCATTCATGATCACCGACGTTAATTCACCGATTGAGATTGCAGAGCTCACACCGGCCGGCATTTACGTCAAAATGAAACCCGTGAGAGATGCGAAGGACGGTGAGTTTGTGGAGCACCTGATCCCTTATGCGAACATTCAGAGCATTAAGCTGATGCCGGTTGAGAAGCAAAAATGATTCAAAGCCGAGAGATTGAGCTAGTTCCGATAAAGGAAATTAAAATCAATCCAAAGAATCGCAACAAACACGACAACGCCCAGATTGAACGATTGATTAAGATTATCGGATATCAAGGCTTTCGAAATCCGCTGATCGTGTCTAATCGTACTGGACTATTAGTTGCGGGTCACGGGCGATTGGAAGCTGCCCGGAAAATGAAGCTAAAAGAAGTGCCTGTGATGAAGCAAGACTTTGCCGATGATGCTCAGGAATACGCGGCGATGGTCTCAGACAACTCAATCTCGTCGTGGTCTGAGCTTGATATTTCAGGAATCAATGCGGATTTGCCGGACCTCGGAAAAGATTTTGATATTGATTTGCTTGGTATTAAGAATTTTGAAATTGGAACAGATCAAGATGAGCCCGGCTGCGATGAAGATGACGTGCCAGAGCATGTTGAGCCAAAAACTAGGCTTGGCGATATTTATCAGCTTGGCGGGCACCGGCTGATGTGTGGGGATTCGACTTCGATTGATGCAGTCGAGGGGCTGATGGCTGGCGCAAAGGCTGATATGGTGTTTACTGATCCGCCTTACGGGATGAATTTAGATACCGATTATTCAAAAATGGGCGCGTCTGGACTAAAGCACGAGAGAGTCTTGGGAGACGGGGACGATTTTAAAGCTGAGCTAATTCAGACGCTCATGGGTGTATTTGATTACTGCGAAGAGATTTTTCTATTCGGTGCCGATTATTATGCTGAATTGATTCGTGGAAAAAATGATGGGTCTTGGATTGTGTGGGATAAGCGCTCGCGCTCAGAAACAGAAATTGGAACGCTCGACGGCGCGTTCGGTTCAGACTTTGAAACCTGTTGGTCTAAAAAGAAGCGCAAACGAGAGTTAGCAAGAGTTTTAAGGCAAACGGGCGTCTTTGCTGCAAGTGGTGAAGACAGGTCTGTGCACCCAACTCAGAAGCCGATTGCTTTAGTAGAATGGTTTTTTGAACGGGCCGCAGGGAATAGCGTAGCTGACCTGTTCGGCGGCTCAGGCTCAACCCTCATCGCGTGCGAAAAAACAAAGCGCACGTGCTACATGATGGAACTAGACCCAAAGTACGTAGACGTGATCGTGGCCAGATGGGAAAAGTACACGGGCAAAAAAGCGGAGCTAATTCATGGCAAGACCTGAGCTTGAGATTGATGCAGACATGGTTGAAAAGCTTGCAAGCATCGGTTGCACGACAAAAGAAATTGCATCCGTATGCGAATGCTCGACTGACACGTTAGAGCGGCGTTTTGCGGCAAATATCGCAAAAGGAAAAGAGCGCGGCAAAACATCCCTGCGCAAAAAGCAGTATGAGGTCGCCATGACGGGCAATGTCACAATGCTGATATGGCTCGGGAAACAGATGCTAGACCAAAAGGAAAAGAACGAGCTCTCGTCCGCGGATGAAGGTTTCAAAGTGATCCTAGAGGATTATTCGAGCAAAAAATAATGCAAGAGATTCGCATTGCACTTCAGCCTAAGCAACGCGAATTCTTATCGACGGTTGAGAGCACACCAATCACATTCTACGGAGGAGCAAAGGGTGGAGGAAAATCAAAAGGTGTCCGAGACATCATGCTGCTCAGAAGATTCCAATATCCGGGTACGCATGGCGGATTATTCAGAAGAACTTATAAAGAATTGGAAGGAAATCATATTCGTCCGATATTCAAAGAATATCCCGCGCTCCGCCCTTACTGGAATGACTCTAAGAAACTATTGTCTTTACCTAACGGTTCATCCATCGAGTTCTGCCACGCGGAAAACGAGAAGGATATCGACCTATATCAGGGCCGTGAATTTGAGGATCTGGCGATTGAGGAGGCTGGTCAATGGCTGGAGCCAATGTTCAAGAAGCTTCTTGGGTCCAATAGATCGAGTAGACCTGGCTTTTCTCCTCGTTGTCTCCTTACTGGCAACCCTGGTGGTATTGGCCATACTTGGCTTAAGAGGCTCTTTATTGAGCGACGGTTTACTTCCCTAGAGCGAGCGCAAGATTATTCGTTTGTGCGTGCATTGGTTGATGACAACGAAGCTCTGCTCGCAAATGACCCGGACTATGTTCATAAACTTGAATCCGAGCCGAACGAAGCACTTAGAAAGGCGTATCGATATGGAGACTGGGATATATTTGCTGGCCAGTACTTTGGAGAGATTCGGCGAGAGGTGCATCTCATTCGCCCATTCACTATACCGTCGCATTGGCCTCGATTTGGGTCCTACGATTTTGGATTCAATCACCCGGCCGCATTCGGATGGTTTGCCTGTAACGAGGACGGAGACGTATTCCTCTACCGAGAATTCGTCAAAGCCGGACTTCGAATCGATCAAACCGCCGCACTCATCAATGAATATCCAGACACCAAAAAACTCCTCCCAATTGTGGGAGGGCTCGACTGCTGGGCTACTAAGGGCGTGTTATCTAGCGGAGGAGCGCCAACAATCGCAGAGGAATTCATTAAGCACG